AGACTAGACATAACTTTACCCCCATGAAGGGTAGCAACATCAACGCTACGATTTACATAAAAAGCGGCCCCATTATGTGTTCCCACCCTGATCTTGAAAGTCGTTTCGCTAATAGTACCAGCGGCCATTTCATATCTTAGGATTGAGGAGGCAGTGGCGTCCCCCCCAGAAGTAGCCCCCCCAGCACTGGCAAGAGCATTAGCCGTTGTATCTTGAAATAGCGCCATGCCCTGCCCGGTTGAGTCAGTTCCTCCAGCATGTATAAGCACACACTCTATTAGCAGACGATTAGTGGCACTAGTAGGAGTAATAGCTCGGGTAAGGATTTCCGCCCCCTCTGTGTTTTGTGGGATAGTTGTGTCAAAAGGGAGGGCTGTTGTGTTACTACTAGCTGTTGTTAGGGTTGTTATAACAGATTGAACAAACTTCCCACCGCCACCAACCCCCCTAGCAGCCTTGTCTATCTCTCTCAAGGAGCCGACCTGTCTACTAACCATCAGCTTGCAAACCTATTAACATACCCAAATATGTTGGCCTGGGCATCTGTGGTTACACTGGCCTTTACCACCTTTGCGTTTCGCAGGGGCCAGCCGGGGATAATCAAATGTGCGCCCCCCAGAGGAGATGCAGTTATAGTGTGGGTAAGGCGTGAGCCCGTAGCTGTGGTCACACCAAATGCCATGGATAGTTTAACCTCGGTAGTAACAGTACCATAGGCCCAAATCCAAATCTCATCTACGCTCTGCGCTGCCCCGGTTACCGCTGTATGGATTACTGCCCCTAAGGAAGGCGCGCCCCCCGAGACCTTGATTCCCTGTCCGTCTGTAGAACCAGAGAGAATGATCTTACTGTAAGTTCCCATCTACACCTCCTTCATATACCTGGGGGATCTGGCCTAACCCACGGCTCTGTCTTCATCAAACTAACGATGAGATCATGGTTGCCAGAATTATATTTTTGCAGCACTAAGGGAGTATCTTCCCAGCCGGGTGCAAAATGTCCATCCGTTCGCACTTTGATTATAGCCTCTGTCTCGGCGTTATTCGTGAAAACGCTCAACTCGGAGTCCGGCCAATTCTTCTGATGCTCTCCCTCTGCACTTGCCAGCATTGAGGCATAGGAAGCATGTGTCATATTTACTCGATACCAGATGTCACTATCACTGTGCATGATACCCTCAATCAGTCGGAGAGCTTGATGCGTCAGTTAACGCGCCAACTTCTGTGAAGCCGCCACCCGATCCTTTGTTGGTGTGCCAAGAGGCTGTTGCACCATCCAAGAAAATTATCGGAGCTGTACCAGTTGGCGTGGAACCATCTGAACCTAAGTCAACCGGCTTCCCATCGGCGGTAATGAACTTCCTGCGATTGGACGCAGTGTTGAAGTTCAAGAACTCATGGGAGAAGTAGAACTGCGCCACGTCGCCTTGGACAAGCTGGCCATTTTCGGTTGTCTCTCCCCCCACGTAGTGGTTTGAGCGCGTGTAATCGATGTTGCCATCGAGGTTAGTTGTCTCGTTGGTGTCATTACTGTCGTTAATAAAAATGTCGATGATGGAGTTCCCCAAGTCCCAACAAGCCAGGACGTGGAACCACCCGTTGGAGTTGGTGAACGCCGCCGTAGTGATCATATCGAGCTTAGTTGCGTACGACGAGTTAGACGCGGAGATTCTAATCTTGTTAGCCGTACTCTTCTCGAAATCAAAGTTTTCGGCCTGATAGATGTGTCCTCTATTGCCCGTGTGCCCAGAGGCAAAGTTCAGCCAGACACTTATCATTCCCAGTTTGCCATCGACACTGCCAGTCAGATCGGATGTCTTTTTGAGCCAATCATTAGTACCGTCGAAATGCACCGCATTGAGTACAACCCCTGCTGCAATCTCTTTAGATGTCCTACTCCCTACATTATGCATAAATCTAGGTGCCCATAGAGACATAGGGAATGTCCTAGCAACCCCCCTTGCGGTGTTACCTAGCTTAGAAGCAACATTAGTGGGTCCGGTGCGAGTAGGCATCAGGTGGCAAACCTATTCACGTAGCCAAATATATTGATGCCTCCAGTGGCAGCGGTTGTGTATGCTTTAACCAGGGCTGCATTTCTACACACCATACCCGGCATGACCAAGTACAGGCCTTTTTGGTCATCCGCCGTGATGGTATACGTAAATCGGCTGTTCACGTTGGTAGTTGGGCCGATACATACACCTAAATCTCGGGCAGTTGTAACCTGGCAGTATGCATAGAGCCACACCTCGTCAATACTTTGTGCGGCACCAGTTACAGCCGTATGAATAAGCGCACCCAATGAAGGAGCGGTTCCGCTTGCGTTTATCCCTGCACCATCCGTGCTACCGGATAGGATAATCTTACTGTATGTTCCCATTAGTTAAACATCCTTGTTACTACAATTAAGCCGGAGCCGTTCAGTGAGAAGGGCGGGTCAATGTACCACTGGGCCTGACCTCCTAGCTGTTTCACAACAAACCTGATACGTTCAAGTTCCTCTGCCAGTGTAGTTGCTAGGCTTTCTGACCCAGCGGGATAGGGGTCTGTTGTGCTTTGCATAGTAGCGTTGTCAGGTGAGTAGTCATCCATTTTCTCAGGGTCGTGGTTGTTAATATGATTTTGGTGATCGGCATTATAGATCGCAGCCGTCAGGGTAAGCCCCGTCGCCCTAGTTGTATGACTATAGTTACCTGCCATGTTTAACCCTATGCGTCTGGATTACGCTCATCGCCAACAAGGAAGTGAAAGTATGCCGCAGCAATACTGAATGTCTCCCCGGCTGCACTATTGCGCGCCGCAAAAGAGAACCGCCTACCACTGCCCCGTACTCGCTTCTTCTTGTTGACAAGATTTGACCCCGCTAGTACGTCTGTCCCCAGTACGAATGCACCAAGCACGGCACCAGTTGAGCCTTGGTTGAATGCGATTGTTTCTGATAGTTCATCGTCCCAATAGATATCCACGTTTAGGTCAAAGTTCCCAACGGGCTCCATGATTAATTCTAGGAACATACCGTTTTTACGAACCGCCCCTAGTCTAGGGTCTAGGAACGCAAAGTCAAGGTGCGGAGTTTGAAATACCCCCTCGTACCCCACCCCAGCGTCTGACCTTGTTTCTTCGTCCATTGTGTACACAAAACCATCATCGCCGCCACATACTGGCCTGGGTATACCATCGTTGTCCTTACGCAACCATAGTGCCTCACAGGTATCCTTTGTACCCAGAGCAAACCTAGGAAGCTCTGGATTATTGAAGTCCACGATCAAGCGTCTATTGTTAACCGTGTTTCCTATCCCTGCAACGGCAAAGTGTGCCTGTCTCTTAGCAGGGTAAAAGATCCCCTTTGTATGAGAGAGGTCAGATAAGTTGAACTCAACCCTAGCTAGTTCATCCATCTGAGCTATATCTGACAACGAACGAGTACCCAGGTTGCCAAAAGCGGTGGTGGCACTTAGTATTTGTAGCTCCCCGTGGGCGTCCATGTATATAACGTCATCGTCTACAGCCACGGCACCTAGGGGGGATATACCTCCTATGGACTGGGATATACGAGAGATTTTCCAGTTACTCACGGTGGGGTCGGTTGTGTCCACTACATACACGCCCCTAGGATATTTCCATACAATGGCTAGTCCTTTGAAGGACATAGCTTGGACGATCTTTTCTCCCTCCCCACTATATATAGGCAAAGAGCCAGATCCACTCCCTGTCATGTCTTCGTGGTCTGTTGTTATGCTATAGTATAGTCTATGGGGGTCGTTGGCGTTTCCCCCACCCCATAGTCTATCTTCATGGATAAACCCAAAGGTGGGTTGGTTAGTACTAGACCAGTCTGAGGGCGGTGTGCTTATGTCGCTGGTTGTGGTTCCATCGGCGGTTAGGACTTGGACGGCGTTCTTCCCAGTGAAGCAAAACAGCTTACGGCTTTGAGCCGCCAACTCCTTGCCGCCCTCGACAAACACAGGGACTTCCCCTGTCACAGTGAGGCCGGTCTTCAACGTGGTGCCAAATGAACCGTCCCCTGTGTCGCGGTACATCTTGCCGTTACTGGCAACTATAATCATGCGCTGGGTTGTACCGGCGGGTATCCAATCCCAACCGGCAAGAATGGAAGGCGCTCCTGATATAGCAGAACTGTTGTACTTGGAACGGCCCCCCTCTTTCTGCAACGTACCAGCTTCATAGGTGATGTTGTTTGCTTGTATAAGCTGGTCTGGCCTAATAAGCGAAAGGTTCTTGCTGCCGGTTAGACCCCGAGCGCCAAGAGGTAACGGTGCTATTTGTCCAGAGAAGGCCACTGTCTAACGTATCCCTTTTATCCTATAATCAATCCGCTCTCTGTCCGCAGTGGACCCTTGAACCGCTGTAGTTGTTCTAGCCTAGGATATATCTTACCGAAGCCCTCAGACATATCAGACAACCTCTTGCGGTTTTCCAACTTCATGGCTTGCAGGCCCCGCTGGGCCAATACACCAGCACTACCCGCCCTGTTATCCCCTTTTTCCTCAAGCAACAGGGACAAAGCCCAGTTCGACAATATGCGCCTATGTATCCTAGGAACTATGGGTTCGTTGCTGTCATCGGCCAAATCAGTAGGCTCGGATGAATACTCATAGTCAACCTTAATCAGATCAGTGCTGCTTGTACCCCCATAGTGGGAGAAGCGTATTTTCTGGTCACCGATCATAGCGAAGTTTCTCGGCACCCCAGAAGAGAGGCTTTCCTTGGGCCACTTTCTATCTAGTTCAGCTAGGGTTATTCCAGGGATACCTTGTCGGCCATCCTGGTAAGATGTCATCTGCTGAGTCAGGGCAATCAAACTACTATTTAGATCATAGTCAAGCTGCATCACTCTGTAAGAGGCTGCTGTGTTTGTCTCCCCTGTATATACACTCTCAAGGGTGGCACTTGTTGCGCCCCCAGAGTGGGCTGAAATAATAAACACATCAGCGTGGTCATCCACCTTAAAGTGCCGACCGGCCACACTAGGCGTAGGACCACTACTAAATGTTACAGAAGTGCTATTGTTTGTTACATTAATCGTACCGGCACTAATGACTGGGTTCAGAGTTAAGACCCCTTGGTCATCGGTACGCATCCACCACCAGT